GAAGTAATCAAAATTATAATCATTGTCGTGATTAATAACCTCATCAATATTTGATGGTCCGTAACTCTCAATCATTTCCATAAATTTATCATTCACAATACCATCCATATGTAACGTATGCATTGTGTTTGAGAAACTTGGGTCGGTCTCTTTGTGATAAGCAGAAATTGCAACTGATGATGCAAGTCTTGAATAGTCGTGGTGACTTCCAGTAAATGCGGCAGCAATCTCATAAATTAACTTATCAAGTTCCTTTGTGGTAATTTCACCTTCAGTTGGTACTGATGTGATTACTTTAATGAAAATTTCATCAGAATTAATGTTTAATCCTTTAGCCGCTCTTTTAATTCGGTTATATATTTTCTGTGGGTTAAATGACGCATCATCCCCACTACGTTTTTTAATTTTTAGTGACATCATAGTTTTATAAAATAATCAATTAAAAGTCATCCGTAAAGGACAATGTTTCGTTCAACTTCGCCTTTTGATATTCGACAGTTCTTGATTCAAAGAAATTACCTTTTGTTTCAACCGCAATTTGTTCCATAAATTTAAATGGTTGTTCAACATTAAAATGTTTTTTACATTCAAATTTAACAAGTAATCCATCAACAACAAACTCAAGATATTGTTTCATAAGATTTGAGTTCATACCAATAAGTGAAACTGGAAGTGATTCTGTAATAAATTCTTTCTCAATTTCAAGGGCCGACAACAAAATCTCTTTGATTCTCTTTTCACTTGGTTTGTTTTCACAGTGATTGTTCACAAGGTGAATTGCAAAGTCACAGTGAAGATTTTCATCTTTAAAGATAAGTGAATTTGCGTTACATAAACCTTGCATGATTCCTCTTGATTTCAACCAAAAGATTGAACAGAATGAACCTGAGAAGAAGATTCCTTCAACTGCTGCAAATGCTACAAGTCTTTCTTGGAATGATGCATTTGTAATCCAATCAAGAGCCCACTTTGCTTTCTTTTGAACTGCGGGAAGTCTATCAATTGCGTGGAAACATTCATCTTTCTCGTTTGGATTTGACACATACGTATCAATCAAAAGTGAATACATTAAACTATGGATATTCTCCATCGCCAGTTGCATTCCGTAAAAGAATTTTGCTTCAGGGTATTGTACTTCTCGGTAGAAATTTTCAGCCAAGTTTTCGTTAACAATTCCATCCGATGCCGCAAAAAATGACAATACATTCTTAACAAAGTATTGTTCATTTTCTGAAAGGTTCTCCCAATCACGAATGTCACCCGACAAATCCACCTCTTCTGCCGTCCAAAATGCGGCTTGGTGCATTTTATAATATTCCCATATGTCGTTGTGTTCAATTGGAAATATAACGAAACGATTTGGATTTTCTACCAATATTTTTTCCATAATAAATGCTATTGTTTTATAATAATTATACTGTTTGTTGTTTCTTTCTATCTAAAATTTCACGAATTCTATCTCTATTTTTTTGTTCTTTGTTTTCTTCAAACCCTAACATTGTCATAGAACTTTCTGTATCAATTACAAGTAGTTCATTATCAAATTTACAGTTTTCAAAGATTACACCATCTTTACCAATACGTGATTTTGTGATAGCAATAGTCGCAAGTTTGAGTTCCTTTTGTTGTAATGTTTTGGCTACTGATATAATTACGTGACCTACTTGAGCTTTCTTAATTGAACCTCCCATTTGGTCAGTTGTTACAACTTCAGATGAAATTGAACTTCTGTTTCCTTGTGTTGCCGTCCAACCAGCAATGTTTAATTCGTGACACATTGCTTCAAATGCTCTCATTACTGAACCCTCACTTTTCCATTCATCATCCATCATCTTCTCAGGTGTTACACAATCAATGTAGTCCAAGATAATAACATCAAGTTTAATTCCATCGGCAATCATCTTTCTGAGTTGATTCTTAATTTGACCCATAGTCATAGTATCCGATGGAAGTTTTTTAAGAATGAGTCTGTTTTTCATCTTATCTTGAACTTCGGTTACTTTCTTCATAACCTCTTCTTTGTGGTCACCAAGAAGGTCAGGTGCAATTCCAGTCCAAAGGGTAAAGTGTTTTCTTTGAATAATCTTTGGGTTGTCTTCAAAGAATATTTGTAACACATTGAATCCCATATTAAATGCGTGGTTGGCAATTTTTGTGGTTAAACTAGTTTTACCAACACCTGTTGGTGCAAGTATTACACCGATTTCCCCTTTTGCTAATCCACCTTTCAATAAATTGTCAATACCTGGAATTCCCATTGGAATTGGATGACGATAATCTTCTTGGAGTACTTGGTCCAAGTTTTCAAATACATCTCCTGTATCCTTTTCTATTACACCCACTTGAAGAGCTTCTCTAACCATCTCTTCAAGGGTGTCGTAGTTTTCAAACTCACCTCCATCAATAATCTTTTGAGCCTTTCCCATTACCTTCTGAAGCTCTTGTTGCTTGCAAAATTTGAGTGCCTTTTCTTGAACAAAAAGTGAGCCTTCTTCAGATACATTTTTTATTTCATTAATTGTATCCAAAGTGATTTTTAACATCAACTCTTGGGAAATCTCCGACTTGATAATTTGATATAATGTGTCATAGGTAGGTTGGCAATCAAACTTTTTGTAGTATTCTTTAATCATCTGTATGATGATTTTATAATACTTGTTTTCAAAATAATTTGACTCTAAAACATCCAAAATAGAGTGTGCAAAATTCTTATCAACTATTATTTGATTGATAAGTTGTTGTTGGAATGTATTCCCTAAATAATCAAAATTCTTGTCAGCCATGCTAGTCTTTTTTATTAAATATTGTTAGACTAGTGAGTAACCCATGAATTCGTAAGTTAAATTTTTCGATGAGAAAACCTCAGTAAGATTCGATAGAATTTCCTTCAAATACGGTCGAATATCTACAGTATATCTAATTTTAGGTGGATATGGTTTAGCGTCAAATGTATAGTGATACATTACAACACCATTGTATTTCAAATACAAATTAAACACCTCAGGTCCATCGGTAAATGAAGTTTCAAGTACTTCAGGATTTTCAATAATTTCATACTGATTGTCAGACATATAGGAAACACTTTTCATCTTTAGTCGTTGTTTCATGTCTTCAACAAAGTACTCCAATAGTCCCAAAAGTTCTACTGAGTTTTTTGCCTTTGGATTGTAATCCTTCACATTGAAGAATCGTTGGACAATAAAGTTGTCGTTTACCGTCATTAGGAACTCCAACTTTGTAATGTCATTTTGCTGCTCTTTCATAAAAATTTTACTTTGTTTTACTTTTTTCTTTTCTTGTTAACTTTAAAAATGGTGTTATAAAATATGTCCATGCGTCGTCTGTTTTAGGTAAAAATTTAAAAATTCCATCATTCACCATAAATTTGATAAGATTCTTATAACTTCTACCTTCTGTGTCCAATTTTTCAGTATGAATTAATCCTACTTGTTTTTTTGCCTCATCATTTAATAATGGATTAGACAAATCAACAATTTTTTCATTCACTTGATAGTACTCTTGTTCAAATATACCTGACTTTGTCTTACCAGTCAAAATATTTTTTAAAATTGTATTATCTTTTTGTTCTTTTAATAATATTTCCGCCTTTCCCAATAATTCTTGGTAAGTCACTTTTCTTTCAAGTACTTCAGGAAATAATTTTACAAGGGTCTTTTCTCCTAAAGATTGGATACCTTCAATGTTATCGGATTTATCTCCCATCATAATTTTTAGAGTTAAAATATTATAGTGGGGAAATTCAAAATCATTTAATTTAATTTTATCTCCGTTTTTAAAGATTGCTCGTAAATTTGGTGAATATACGGATACTTTATCAGAAATGAGTTGGGTTAAATCTCGGTCGCCTGAGAAGATTAATTTTTCTTCATTTTCAGATATATGACAATACTCAGCCATTAAGTCGTCAGCTTCGATTCCTTGAACTTCAAGTTGTCTGACGTACATTTCCTCCAAGTATTGTTTAACTCTGTTTTTTTGGTACAAATATGACATATAGATGGGGTCCTCAAACGTAAGTCTGCGGTTCATTTTATATTTTGGATAAAGTACTTCTCTTTGTGAGCGAGATTCCTCACCGTCCCAAAACACAATAACTTTATCAAAGTTGTGTTCGTCGATAAACTTTCTTAGAGTATTAATAAAATGGAAAAGACCCCCAATATGGTTTCCATTGTGGAAATAATCTTTCACACCATGGAAACCAATTTTAAAGAGGTTATTACCGTCAATAAGGAGAGTCTTTTTCACAGATTTTAAATTAAATCTTTTGACAAAATTTTGTTACTTTTTTTAATATTATCAATAGCCCAAAGAGGTTGTAGATTAGTATAATGACATAGTTTATATAATTCATCTTCTGTTTTTGCGGAAGATAAAGGAATGATGTGGTCAATATGCCAATCCCCTTTATTTTTCCATGTCATACCATCAACAAATTGTTTTTCTAAATGTTCTTTTAATTGTAAGGGATTACACCCCACAATGTCAAATGTTTTGTTTTTTTTAGTGATATCCAACTTGGTTAGGTATTTGTAAAGACGACTTCTAACATTATTAATTAATGCAAAAATAGGGTCGGATTCTCGTCTTTCTTTTCTTTGTTCGTGTTTCCTTGGTTTGTAATTTTCTCGGTATTCTTTCCGTTTGTAAGGGTTATTTTTATACCAATTTTTTTTTAATTCTTTATTTTTTTCTGGGTTTTCTTCTCTCCATTTTTTGTGACGATTATAAACCCACTCAGGATTTTTTTTGGTCCAATTCCTCGTTAATTCCAATACCTTTTCAGGATTATTTTTACGATAATCAACGCTTCTTTTATTATTACATTTTTTACAAGAATATAAAAACCCATCTTTAGAAGTTTTTAATTTACCAAACTCACAAACATTTTTTTCTTCCTTACACTTACTACAAACTTTGGTTTCCATTTTTAATATAATCTTTAATCAATTTATTAATCAATGAAGAAAAGTTTATATGTCTTGATTTAATATATTCAAGTATTTCGGGTTCAACCGCCACAGAAATACTCTTTTTTTTCTTATTAATATCAACTTTAGTTCTTCCCATTTAATAATAAATATAAAGATTTATTAAAAAATTGTTATTAATAACAATTTTTATTCTTCAAAATCAGGTTCTTGACTTTCTTCCAAATTATACGAATCTCCAAGCTTTTGACCCCAATAATTTGAGTAATCTTTTTTATATTTTTCCAAAGCTTCTTTTGTGTCCGCAATATATCCATGTGGTACGGCAATTATTTTACCATCCTTGTACCCAAGACCATTTACATGGTTTTTTAAAATTGAAACTTTAGTTCTAATTGCAAAAGAAACTTTACGTCCGTTTTTGGTGGCGTCAATGTGGCTTATACCAGCCTTTTTTTGATTACCAAATAAAAAAACTAAACTACTTGCTAACCAAACTGCTGTCCCTCCTT